GGTTCCATCCCTGAGGGTTACCGCATCAACCACTGGTTGACCGACCCCAACGCTTGGTTCCTGATCACTGACGTGCCTAACGGTCTGAAGCACTTTGTCCGCACCCCCATGTCTACTGGCATGGACGGTGATTTCGACACAGGTAACGTTCGTTACAAAGCCCGTGAGCGTTACAGCTTCGGCGTGTCTGATCCATTGGGTATCTTCGGTTCACCCGGAGCCTAATATTTCTTCGGAAATATTTGAAGAGGGGGCCTTGTGCCCCCTTTTTATTTGTTGTATATTGCAATCATTCCGGGGTTCCCGGTGCATCAAATTGACCCGGCAAACGACATACCGATTGATGCGCTGATCTTGTATGTAAGGACAATTTATCATGGCAGTTTCAACCACACAGAGTATTTGGCGTTCAGGTGGCGGCGATCAGACTCGCACCGCTTATTGTGGCTCCGGCTTAATGGCCGCGCAGTTCTACATCTCTGGCGCTGATGCCGCAGGTACAGCAGTATCTGTTTCTTCTACTAACTCCGCCGACGTTGTGTTGCCAGCAGGCGCTATCGTTACTGAGATTCAAGCCGTTTGCGCTGCTACTGGCGGCACAACTCCTACCTTTGACATGGGCTTCACTTTGTACGGTACTTCTACCGCTACAAACACAGGCTTGGTGTCTGCCGCTGTTGCTACCACAGGCAAGCTGTCCATTAACTTGGCTTCCGCTACCGCTGGTGCAAACATGGGCACAACAATGTCTACAACTCAGTTGGTGACAATCACCGGCGGCGGCACTTCTGGTGACGCTCCTACAGGTGGTTCTATCACCGGTACGATCTTGTACTACGTTGCTGATCCATTGCTCGGCCAACAAAACGTCTAATTGACTCCGGGGGCTTCGGCCCCCTTGTTTTAAAGGAGATTCAATCATGATGCAAACTGATGTCTTATCGGCACACCTAAGCACTGCCGGTTCGTACTACGCAGGTCGTACACGCTTAAAGGGCATGATCATTACGCCTAAAGCATCGACCGTAGCTACATTTGAAATTCGCAATGGCAGCGCATCAGGCGCGGTCTTGTTCACGATGGATATCCCAAGTCTTGGTACTCCCAACTCTTTTTATATCCTTGTTCCCGGAGAAGGCATTTTGGCAAGCACAGGTTTGTACTTGACTTTAAGTGTCGGAACCGTAACTGGAATTACAGTGTTCTATGGCTGAAGCAAAACAAGCGGTTCTGGCTGGGCGTAAGCTATTCATAGCGATCCCAGCGTATGACGGCAAAATTAACATCAAACTTGCATACAACATTGCGGCGTTAATGCCCAAGGCTATGCAGTTTGGCGTTGCTGTCAATATGGGCGACGTATCAGGATGCTCAATCATCACCATGGCTAGAAACCAATTGGTGCATGAGTTCCTGAAATCCGATGCCACAGAGCTGCTGTTTATTGATTCCGATGTGATCGCTACACCCGATGACATCTTGCGCTTGATGGCGCAGAGTGGGGGCAAAGACATTACCGCTGGTATGTACCCACGCAGATCCAAAGATAGAAACTTCTTTGCTGATCTGTACTTTGACGAGAACGAAGACCTTGAGTTTGACGGCTCGCTGATGCGTTTAAAACGTGTTGGAACAGGCTTTATGCTAATCCAGCGCCATGTCCTAGAGACAATGGTTGTTGCGCATCCTGAGTGGTTCTATAACTTCAAGGGTGAACAAGTGTGTGGGGTATTTGATTTCAAGATTCAAGATGACCACTATCTTGGGGAAGACTATTTGTTTTGTGACCGCGCCCGCGAGCACGGCTTCAAGATTTATGCTGATGTTGACATCAGCTTGCCGCACGTTGGTACAGATACGTTTGAAAATAATTTCCGTGAAGAAGTTGTTGTGCCTCTGCTTGAGGCTATCCGTAAAACCAAACTGAAAGTAGCAAATGGCTAAGACACCAGCATGGCAACGCAAGGAAGGCAAGTCGGAGAAGGGCGGGTTGAACGCCAAGGGACGTGCTTCTTACAACAAAGCCAATCCCGGCAAACCGGGTCTGAAAGCTCCTCAGCCAGAAGGCGGCTCACGCCGCGACTCTTTCTGCGCAAGGATGAGTGGCATGAAAAAGAAACTGACAAGCGAGAAGACGGCCAAAGACCCGAACTCACGCATCAACAAGAGCCTGCGGGCGTGGAACTGCTGATATGAGCGAACACCACGAAACGGCAAAGCATGTTGTTGATGCCTTGTCGATATTAACTGTAGTAGGAACCTTGGTGGAAATGTTGCCGTCTATTGCCGCGATCTTTACAATTGTGTGGACGGGCATCCGCATCTGGGAAACCGAAACAGTGCAGAATTTAATTGGTCGAAAGGGGTCAAAAGATGCCGAGTAGTTCTAAGAAACAACACAATTTCATGGAAGCGGTGGCTAATAATCCAGCGTTTGCCAAGAAAGTAGGCGTTCCACAGTCTGTGGGCAAAGATTTTTCTACTGCGGACAAGGGCCGCAAATTTTCTAAAGGTGGCGATATGAAACACGAAGACGTAAAAATGGACAAGTCCATGATGCAGAAGGCCGTGAACAAGCACGAGAGCCGTTTGCACAAGGGCGAGCCAATGACTAAACTTTCCAAAGGCGGTTACACACGTGCTGCTGACGGTATTGCCCAGCGCGGCAAAACTAAAGGCACCATGATCGCCATGTGCGGTGGCGGAAAGATGTAATCATGATGGCCAGCCGTGGTATGGGGGCCATCTCCCCCAGCAAAATGCCAAAAGGTGTGCGTAAAGCACGCCGAGACGATACTGACTTCACGCAATACGCTGAAGGTGGTGAGGTCTGGAACAAGCCACGGCCAAAGAAATTGGGTGAACCTAAAGAAATGTCTTCTGATAAGAAGGCAAAAGCTAAGGCCATGGCTAAAGCTGCAGGCCGCCCATACCCAAACTTGGTTGACAATATGAGGGCTGCAAAAAATGGCTAAGAACTGGATTGCTGGCGCAATTAAAAAACCGGGTGCGCTGAAGAAAGAGCTGGGTGTCAAGAAGGGTGAGAAGATCCCCGCTGGCAAGCTGGCTGCTGCAGCTAAGAAACCCGGCAAGATGGGGCAACGTGCTCGTCTGGCTCAAACACTCAAAGGCATGAAATGACCACTACCGGCACCACCCTCTTCAACATGGACTTCACGGAGATTGCCGAGGAAGCATGGGAGCGTGCGGGCCGGGAGATGCGTTCTGGTTATGACCTGCGTACAGCGCGTCGTTCCATGAACTTGATGACCATCGAGTGGCAGTCTAAGGGTATCAACATGTGGACGATGGAGCAGGGCTTTATAAACCTAACTCCGGGATTAGCCACGTATGCGTTGCCGACAGACACAATTGATTTGCTTGAGCAGGTTATTCGTACTGGGCAAAACACAGCCTCAACTCAGGCGGACTTAACCATTACACGCATCAGCGTTTCAACTTATGCAACTATTCCAAACAAGCTTCAACAAGCTCGTCCAATTCAAGTCTGGATTCAAAGGCTTTCTGGAGAAGTTAACCCAACGGCTGCGGTCGTTTCGACAGCCGTCGCCTCCACGGACACTACGATCACGCTTAACTCGGTGGTTGGGCTAGCCGGATCAGGCTTTATCCGCCTAGATACAGAAGACATTTACTACACATACATTAACGGAAACGTACTTAGTGGCGTATTCCGTGGGCAGAACAATACCACGGCGGCAGCGCATAACGTGGGTACTCCTGTGTTTGTGCCTCAGCTCCCAGCCGTGACTGTCTGGCCAACTCCTGACAACTCAACGCCCTATCAGTTTGTATACTGGAGACTCAGACGCGTTCAAGATGCTGGCGGTGGTATTGAGACAGCTGACATGAACTTCCGTTTCCTGCCCGCGCTGGTGTCTGGCTTGGCTTATCACATTGCTGTGAAGACTCCAGAATTGATGCCACGGATTGAGATGCTCAAGCAGATGTACATGGAAACGTTTGACATTGCCGCTGGCGAAGACCGCGAGAAGGCTGCCGTTCGGTTTGTGCCTAGACAAATGTTCATCGGTAACGGTGGTGGCTACTAATGGGAAATAGGTTTGCATCCGGCAAGATAGCGATTGCTGAATGCGACCGCTGCGGCCAGCAATACAAACTGAAACAGCTTAAGACTGAGATCATTAAGCAGCGTAAGTATCAGTTGCTGGTTTGCCCTGAGTGCTGGGATCCAGATCAGCCTCAGTTGATGTTGGGAACTTTCCCTGTGGATGATCCGCAGGCTTTGCGTAACCCCCGCAAAGATACAACGTATGTGACGTCTGGTGTAAACGTTAACGGATATACATCCGGCGGTTCACGAGATATTCAATGGGGCTGGAATCCGGTTGGCGGAGCCAGATTAAATGATGTAGGTTTAACGCCAAACTACTTGGCATTAGCCGCACAAGTTGGTACAGTAACGATACAGATAGGGAGCTAATCATGGGTTTCAGAAAAGCAGCAGACGGCATTACTCAAAAGGGTAAGACCAAAGGTACAAATTTAGGCGACAGCGGCCCAGCCGTTGGTATTCAGACTGGCGCTAAAGGCTCCAAGAAAGCTACCACGGTAACTGGCGAAGAGATGCGCAAAGTTGGCCGCAACATGGCCCGCGCAATGAACCAAAAGCGAGGCTAATCATGGTTGCACAAGTCAAACCAACTACCAAAAATAGCCCACCTGTGAAAACAGGCGCTAATCGTGACAACAAACCTGCTGAAGCTTACGCTAACCGCTACAAAGAAGCGCTGCCAGAATTGAATGCACGCCCCAACAAAAGCAAGTTGGACGAGTACGATGTAAGCATTGGCGCTATCAGCAAGTCTGCTGGTAATGAGCCAACAAAGACTACCGGCATCAAAATGCGCGGCGCAGGCGCAGCTACTAAAGGCGTGATGTCACGAGGCCCAATGGCATGAATTACGCGCAGCTTGTCATTGCAGTAAGCGATTACTGCGAGAACACTTTCCCAACCACTGACATGGATACTTTTATCCGTCAGGCGGAGCAGCGCATCTATAACACGGTGCAGATTGCTAACTTGCGGAAGAATGTGACAGGCTCTTTGAGTTCAGGCAATAAGTACTTGGCTTGCCCAAATGACTTCTTGTCGCCATACAGCTTGGCTATCTATCCTGTAATTAATACAACAGCTACCGGAACTTCCGGTGAGTTTACGGTTACTGTGGGGACGGCAACCGGTATTGCTCCCGGGCAGGCAATCAGTGGAACAAACATTCCTTCTGAAACTTATGTGCGTGCTGTAACGGGCACAACTGTCTATATGACCCAAGCCAGCACGGGCGCAGTATCGGGTGCAGTAGCATTCCAAGGCGACTATCTGTATCTGTTGAATAAGGATGTCAACTTCATCCGTGAAGCATATCCACAGACAGCAGGTCGTGGAGAGCCTAAGCACTACGCCATCTTTGGCCCACAATCAAACGACATCAATGAGCTGACATTTATTGTTGGCCCTACGCCAAATCTGTCGTACATGGCCGAGCTGCACTATTACTACTATCCCGAGTCAATTGTTACCGCTGGTACAACTTGGCTCGGAGATAACTTTGATTCGACGCTGTTATATGGGACAATCTGCGAAGCATTTGTTTATATGCGTCAAGAGGCCGATATGATGAAACTCGCGCAAGATCGTTACGTGCAAGCTATTGCCTTGCTGAAGAACTTGGGTGATGGCAAACAACGGGCTGACGCTTACCGCGATGGCCAAGTTAGGGTACAAGTATCATGAGCATCCTTCAAACTGTAACGACAAGTTGCAAGATTCAGCTGTTGCAGGCTGTTCACAACTTTGGCCCTACATCTCCCAATACGTTCAAAATTGCTTTGTACACAGGCAATGCCAATTTAAACGCAGACACAACCA